CAGGAATGTCACATTGGGGTCGAGATCCGAGGGGTAAAGTATTTGTGATAGTTTCGTTATAAAACACCCAATTATTTATTAAATTAAAATTTAATTTGTAATGAAAAAATTATTGTTCGCAAGTGGCCACGAGATAACGCGGGTCGCGACAAAGAAGGCATGGGTGGTACTGGCATTATGTTTCTTTTGCAGTGGGAACATAGGTAAATTTTGTAATTTTGAAAGATTTTTGTCAAATTTTGAGATTTTGTTTAATTTTAGAGGGAAGTTGTGTTGTGTTGTTTGCACCAAGTGTTGGTGTTCACCTTTTGGAGGTAAAGGTGTGTGGTGGTTTCACCAGTATTTATGGTCTGATGTTCCTTGTTTTCAGTATTATATTTCCACCAGTAACACACAGTTGTCCTTTCATGTTTTCGTGGTTATATCATCGATCAACGGTAATAATGGTTCTTTTACCAACACCGATGACCATGATATCGATCACCAGAATAGGAAAAGGATAAACAAGGAAGCTTACAATAAACGGTTTAAGAAGAAAGTGAACGTGGACAAATCTTCTCAACCGCGTAAGTGTAGGGAAAAGAGAGTTGTTCGTGAAATGTTGGCTCCACCTTGTTTGCCAGGTAATGAATCCAACCGGAATATAGTAGACCAGTTGGATTCCCTAGGTGTTAATAATGATGAGGTGGATAGCCAAGTGAGTGCTAAACATAAAGCTTACATTTTAGATGGTGTTAAGTTTAGAAATGACAATAACCACTTGGTGCCCATCGATGGTATTCATTTTGAATTTATAGAATTACCAATAGAAAGGTATGTCATTCCAAATTTTCGTGCCTTTGGAAAAAATTTTTTAAGGGAAGAGGTGATATTGTCCGAATATCTTTATACATACATCTTGTCTTATCTTAAGGTTTTACCCGATGAGCCACGAAATTTTTTAGCAATTAATTCCTTTGTGATTCAATATCTCAATATTTTTCCCTCAGATTTGATTGACGGTACCGTTAAATTTTATATGTATAAGAATTCAAGTAGAAACTTACCAAATCCTGGAGTCAGCGTAGTTGCTTGTGCTCTCAGGGTTACTATGAACTCGAGTTCTTTATATGTTAAACCGGTTACTGTTTCTATTGACCCGGGTTTTTATAGGTATAACGGGAACTGGGCAATAGTTAAAAGTTCAGGGTTTTATTTTGACGTTGGTCTAGATGACAGGCTTGAGCGAATCGGTTTTAATACGTCATTACCCTTGTTGGAGAGTGATTACAATAAACGTTTGTTATTTTGTTTCTCTCCTATTAAAGCGTTTCAAACATATGGTAAGTGTGCTCTGAACGTTATTTTTGCACTCAGCAGGTATTTTAAATCTGAAGATACTGAAGAGTTAAGAGTGCAAAATCAGTTTTCCGCCCTTTCTGGGATTTATCAGTCCCACATTGAGCCTTTAGCTACCCTTTGTGGTGCTAGTTGTGTAAATGATGGGGCTGATTTAGTTTTAAATTCCAAGAAAGTATACAAAAATAAAGTTTTACGTAAGTTTGTATATTCTTACACAATTCCTAACATTAATAGTCATTACTCAACTTCAACCTTCCTTAGAACTTTGGATGGAATTGTTGTTGAAAGAAATATTTTTGATTTGATTTTAAAATTGTATGAGTCAATGCTATGTTTATTGGGAGAGATTTGGAATTTTATTTTAGTTGTTATATATTCCCCAGTGTATTTTTATTTGGATACTTATACAGTTTTGTCACACTATGTAAGATTACCGCACCCAAAACGTGATTTGTATATTTCATATGTTGACAAAATTGAGTATTTCAATAAAATTTTACACAATGATGGGGGTTTTAAGAGTAAGTTTAAA